CACTGGTAATACCAGCAGTAACTTCGTTCATCATCTTTTGTTCATCGTGAGATACATCAGCATCTATTGATGTAACAAATTCTTTATAATCTTGATCATTATCAAAACTTTTACGTATTGAAAATAGTGAATCTTGATTACACGGTACACTAACTACAGATATTTCTAAAAGTTCTACATCTGTAATAGTCATAGAGTCATCTTCTCTATTATATTTACCATCTTTAACTCTAAAACCTACTGAGAAACTTTTTAAAGCCCCGTCTTTGATTAGGGTTTGTACTCCATGTAGCTTTTCAGCAGCCTCACTTACGGAACCTTCAACAAATATACCTTTTTTATCAACTTGAATCTTATCAATACGCCCAATAGGAGTATCATGTTTATGTTGATAAAGCATTACAGGATTTCTTCTAAAATTTTCTACGCCTTTAGCCCATGCTTCAGCAGTGACAACGTCACCAGAACGATCTTTAGCAGTGGTATTAGCATATCCAGCAATTTTAAGAGATTTTGATCCTTTTTTTAAGGCTTTTGTTTCGAAGGAACTGTTTAGATATAATGTTTTATTCGTCATTTGTTGCTTCCTCGACTGTAGAATCCCCTTCAACGGGTCTTCCACCTTGTGTAGCGTCTGTTGCACTACCTGTTATATTTTGTGGTACTCTTATAGTATCATTATCTTCTAATTTTGGAAATTTTAATCCTTCACGAGCCTCATTTGGGGTTATAATTCCTGTATTAACCAGAGTAGAATAATAAATAGCTTGTGTTCTATTATCCGGCTGTAGCGCGGGGACTACAAGTCTATTAGAACGAATAGTAACACCATTGTTAAAGAAATGTGAAAATGCACTTCCAAACTGACTAAGCATAGGTAATATAGTATGTAAGTAAAATAACTTTTGATTAGCGTCTATATTAGCATTATTACCTGATTTTAGTAATACATAAGGAACACCTAAAGCTTTTGCCATATCCATTTGTATACGTTCTATAGAATTTTCAAAATCTAATTTGTCAAAACTTACAGCTGAAAAAGGATCAATCTTAAGACCTCCATCTAATATAGCAGGATTACGAGCACCATCAAAAATAGTATTATAGGTAGAACGCCAAGATTCTAATAATCTTTGCTTTACTCTTTGTGAGAGTATATTATCTGTAGATAATACAAATCCTGGTAAAGCATTATTTTTAAAGAATTGTCTCTGAAACTTAATCATATAAAAGTATAGTTCCATTAGCTTAAGCATAGACTTAAGTTTGGATGTACCTCTAAAAATAGACTGATCATTTTCAGCCATTACGTGTATAATTTCATCAGGACTAAACTGTATAGCTTCTGCTTTTCTAGTTTGTTTTCTTCCAGCAAAGAAAGAATCATCACTTTGTTGATTTGATACTAAGTAATTATAATGATTTACAAAAGTAACAGGATCAGGTACTACCTCTACATCATTTGCAGGTAGTAAATAAATATCAGTACCATCATAATAGAAGAAGGCATTTCCGTCTAACATAAAGTCTAAAAAAGCTCTTCTAAAAAATCTAACTCTGTCTTCAAATGGATTAGGTTTTATATTTAACAGTTTATTTACTTTTTTAGCAGGGCTTTGTCCTTCTACAACAAAAGGTATCTCAACACACGCATTAATAATCATCTCAACTGAGCGATGAACAACTTCAATTTCTCTATATGCTTGTTCAAAATCAACAATTGTTTCTGGAGAAGCATAAGGCTCTAAAGCAGCAACAGATGGCTGTGCTGGATTTAGCTTTTCAGCTACCCACTCCCTAAAACCCATTTTATCCTCTGCCATTTTTTGTCCTTTGTATATCTAACCAATTTTTAATTTTAGGCGCTAAGTGATTAGAATAAGTCTGCCCATATATACTGTGTAATTGTTTATGATGCTTGGAACACAAAGTAAACAAATTTTTATGACTTAAATCATCTTCACAATCTTTAGCAAAAATAACTCTTAGTTCTTTAATTTTTTCAACATTATCTACATTTTTTATGCTATTCTTATCACACCATTTAGAGAACAACTCACTTACACTAAACAAATGATGTAACTCTAATTTAGTTTTACTGCCACAGGTATAGCAATCTTCTCTGGTTTTGTAATCTTTCTTAATATAGTCTCGTATATACTTAATTGGAAATCTTTTTAAATCGCTCAATTACGTTCCACCTCATATTATAATGCTCTGTATCAGTATTCAATCCTACATCATCTTCTGGTAAGTTTAACACTTTACCACTAACTGTGTCAAGATATTTTAAATTTAAATACTTTTTAAGTAAATAAGATACTATTATATCATCTCCACGCTTAGGATAACCTATTTTTTCTATATCTTTTTTTGCCAGATCTAATGCAGATTGTTTAATTAAAGTTATAGCACCTACTATAAAATCTACTTTAGCATCTTCATTCCAATGATCTACTAACTCTTCATATGAATTAGCAGAATCTACTCCTGACTTACCGTATACCCCTACTATTGGTACTTGTTTATTATACATTTTTTTAACTAAAGATGGATGAGGCATTAAATCATCATCTACAATTAACTTATAAGGCTCCTCATAGTCAAAACAGCGTACCCATCTTTCCATACATAACCAATTTTTTTCGTTATTTATAACATCTATACCATTACCTAAATATGGAAAAGGTTCGTCAGGATTATTATTAACCACAGTAATAGGCATTAAAGTTTTATATGTAGTGGCAATATTTAGTACATTTTCTGATCTTTTGTAGTTTAATATTATTAATCTTATATTAGCCATAAATAGAAACACCGCTCATTTTAGAGTGTGTATATATAGCATACCTAACAGAGTCACTAGGATGAGAAGTCCAGTCGTGAATAGGTTTAGGGTTTTCAGTATTAGGATTCCATCTATAAGAGCTCATAGCAGAATAAGTATGTTTACCTCCCATAGTATCAAAATATAAATTATCATTTTCTATTAGTGATTGTAAACAAGCTATACCATCATTAACTGACTTAATAGCGTTCTCACAATATATATCGTAGTCATAGGCAAAGTCAGCTTTTACTTGTTGTGCTGCAGAATCTATGTATATAGTTTCTATATTCCATCTATCTATTTGTTCTTGTATAGCAGAAGCTAATTCAGAGGTAGTAGATTCTTTAGATATATATTCATCAAGAATATAATATGAAGTACCATCATATCCTATAACAACAAATACATTCTCATCTCTGTACCCAACATCGAGTCCTGCGATAATTTCCATGTACCTATTCTCTGCATAATCGTCAATATGTTTTGTTTCATCTAAATACTCATATATTTGTGCTTCTGTAGTAGTCCACTCACATTCATACTCTTGGGCAAATAGTGCTCTTGTAGAAGTTTTCTTAGCTTCATTAATATCTTTTTCAGATAATAAAGGATTAGATCTCCAAGTATGAATAGAAGAACCCCATTCATCATATTCATCATCTTTTCCTCTCATAAAATAGTTGTATAAATAGTTACCTTTGCCACGAGGAGTAGAAATCCATAAGCATCTAGAATCTTTAAAAGTGGATAACGCTGGACGTAAATCACGAGTAAAATATTCATCATGAGGTATAATTGCTGCCTCATCTACAATTAGTAGATTAGCAGCACGGCCAACTAATGAATCTCTATTATTTGCAGATAATAGTCTAAATATAGATCCATTAACAAGTTTAACTACTTTGTCTTTTTGATTAAACTTATCTACTTCAAGTTCCATACTCTTAATCAGATCAGTAACATAGTCCCAAATAATAGAAGATAGTGAGAAGTTAGGAGCAACTACCATAACCTGTTGACCAGGTTCTAATAGCTTAGCAAATGCTATGATAGCAGCAGAGTAAGATTTACCAGTACGACGTGCGGCAACATGTACAAAAAATCTATTTTCCTCTAAGCCTTGTAACATAGCTTTTTGCGACTCATTAAAAACTACATTTTGTGGTAGTCTACTGCATAGCTTATCTACATTAATTTTAAAAAATTTATTATTCATTTAGGTAACATATTATATAATACAGAAAAAAGAGTTACTAATCCTGCTACAACGCCGCCAGCCCATAGTAGGGTGTGTAATGAAGTTTTACCTTTAGTAGCAAGTTCACTTACATCATTTAATTTTTCATGAATAACTCTTAACTCTTTAGATATAGAGTTCATATTCTCCATAATAATCTTATGCCTAACCTCGCACACTGCTTCATGCGAAGAAATATTTGCCTTATTAGTTTGAGAACGTTCATGTAGAATATCTAATTCTGCTTGCACTTGGTCTAACTCTCTTATATTATCTGACATTCTTACTCCGCATAGTATTTCTGCAACAGTAAATACTCTTTATTACTTATTTTGTTGTTTTATATTATAATTTATTAGTGTTAGTCTATCTTTGCCATATCTAAATTCTGCAGTGGTAGGTATCTCAATTCGTTCATCATTTACAGTAGTAAAAAATCTCATTCTTCCTTCTGCAAATACATCATCTTCTGTAACATTTTTAATAGTTTTAAAAAATAGCTGTCCTGGTAATCTATATCTAACTTTATATGTTAACATGCTTCCCTCCGTTAACTGTTTATATTTTAATTATAAAGTTAACTACACTACTTGGCAAGGTTGTTGTCAAAGCAGGTACTGTTAGTGCGGGTACAGAGTGTGTGTGAGATGAGTTAGATACTCCAGTTAATCCTGTACCAGTAGCAGAGTCTTTTGCTGATGTAGCAAAAGTAGCAGTAGTAGTACTTAGTGAGTTAGTTGTAGCACCTGTATTCACAGAAGCAATTGTACCTGTAGCGTTGGTAATAACACTAGACGCAGCAGCAGAACCAGTCTCTGCACCGAGAGTGCTATTGTTAGTACCTTTACCAAGCAATACTCTATCTCTAAGATCTGGGAGACCAAAAGTAGATGATCCGTTACCAGCTCCATAGGCAGTAGATATTGCTGCAAAAAGTCGTGCATATGTTGTTCTACTTACATCAGCACCGTTACATAGTAACCATCCTGCATCAGGGGCAGCAGACCCACCAAAAGCTATTATTGATCCTGAAGGAATAATTTCAAATCCACCTGCAGTAGATCCGTCGTGAACTATCAACCCTTCGGTTGCAGTATCATATGAGAGTTCGCCAGCAGCACCTGTAAATGCATTGTTCTGTGCGGTAGTACCTCTCCTAAGTTGTAGTGCTGTAGCCATTTATCGCTCCTTATGTATTTGCACAATCAAGTGTGCCTATTTTGTCAAGGTTATACTAACCTTTTTATCATATTTATTATTTAACGTCAATATATTTTATTTATTAGAGTGCGCCAAGATCAAGACCTAATACTTGACCAATAGGATCCATTAAATCGTACTTAGTTGAAGTAGCTATGCCAAATGCATCTGTAGATGCATCTGTTAAATTACCTAAATCAGTGTTTTCTGTACCAGGAATTACAGAAGTCGAAGAGTTTTGATAACCTACTCCAGCTTCGAGAGCTTCCCAAGAAATATCATTAGCACCTGCAGTTAAAACTGTACCTTCTGCTCCTTTAGCTAATCTAGCTGTAGCAGCAGAAGCATTACCATAAATTATAG